AATTGTTAGAAAGTGGTATTGGTTATGGATATCATGTTATTCATAAAATGAGAGGTCAAGTTTTATCTAAGAAAATGGATGAAACTGCAATGAAGGCCGCAGCAAAAGTTGGAACTTGCATCGTACATTATGGTGGTAAGACCGGCAAAGGAAAAAGAATTGACATGGAGATGAGTTCTCCTTATTATAAATTCAAACTTAATATTAGAGATACACAAGGAAAAGACGGATATCCCACACGAATGATGTGTGATTTTACGACTTTGAAAGTATAATGATTAGTTTTAAAGATGTTCACGATTTGTTCCTTTCAGAAGATAAAGGTGGAAAAAATTTGCACCTAGAACACCTAGAAGATGAAATACTCAACTATGGTGTTGATGGTGGTCGTGCTGCTCTTAACTTCCTACGGTCACTAAGGGATATGTTATCGGGGGCTTCCCGCTCCAGTGTGAACATGACGGTTAAGTGGGATGGCGCTCCTGCTATCTTTGCTGGTGTTGACCCAGAAGATGGTAAGTTTTTCGTTGCAAAGAAATCTGTGTTCAATGTAAATCCTAAATTATACAAATCAGATAAGGAAATAGATGATGATTTATCCGGCACCCTTAACTCCAAGTTTAAAGTTGCATTATCAGAGTTTTCAAAATTGGGCATTGAGGGTGTACTTCAAGGTGATCTTATGTTTACTGATGATGTCGAAACGGAAAAAATTGACAACCAACGATACTATACTTTTCAGCCTAATACTATCGTTTATGCTGCACCTGTTGATAGTGATATTGGCAGAACATTCGCTAGGGCAAAGATTGGTATAGTTTGGCACACCACATACAAAGGTACAGCTCTACAGGATATGAAGGCATCATTTGGTGCAGATATATCAAAGTTAACTAAGACCAGCTCTGTATGGATGGACGATGCAACCTATAAGGATACCTCTGGTAAATCTACATTTACTGCTGCTGAGACAGAACAAGTAACAGAAATTCTTAGTAATGTAGGTAAAACCTTTCAAAGAATTAATTCTGGACAACTCAAAAGGTTTCTTGCACTACAGGAGAGTCTCACAGGTAATATGGCTGGTGCATCTCTCAAGACTTACAACAATAGTCTAGTGCGACAGGGTGAAAAGATAAAGAATGCTCGTAGTCATGCAATGAGATATCCTACATGGGTAGAAGGTCATATACAAAAACAAATTGATAAGGCTAAAAGTCCAAAGGGTAAATCAAAGTACGAGAATATTCAGAAAGAGATGGTGCGTGAGTTTAAAAAGTATGTAAAAGTTTTAGAAAATGTCATTACATTCCAGAATTTACTCGTAGATGCAAAAATGGTAATCGTAAAAAAACTAAATAGTGTTAAGGGTTTGACAGATACGTTTATTAAAACATCAAATGGGTTTAAGGTGACAAATCCCGAAGGTTATGTTGCAATTGATAGAGTGGGTGGTGAAGCAGTTAAACTTGTAGATCGTATGGAGTTCTCGTTTAATAACTTTACAGCAATAAAGGCATGGGACAAATGAAGACATTTTCAGAGTTGATCAACGAGAGAGTTGTATCTGTTATACAGAGAAAAAAACAAGCTCGTAGAATGGCTAAGATGGCCAAGTCATCCTCATTTAAAGCAAAAAAGAAAAAAGCAATGTTACGTATGCGCAACCCAGCAAAACTTGCTGTGGTTGCAAGAAAGAAAACAATTCAAACATTCAGAGATAAATTTTATCCAACATATGATGATATGTCTCTTCAACAAAAAGTTAAGATTGATCAGATTATCATGGTAAAGTATGGGAAAAAGATTGATAAAATTGCAAAAAAGATGGTTATGGTATTGAAGAAAAAAGAGTTGGAGAGAATTAAAGCTGCAAGGGCAAAGTTAAATGCGTAAATTTTTAGATTTATATGAAGCTCCACAGACACTTGTATTTGCATTTGGTAGATTTAATCCACCTACAACTGGTCACGAAAAGTTAATTACCAAAGTAGCATCAGTTGCTGGTAGTAATCCTTATCGTATATATCCGTCATTTACCACAAATCCAAAGAAAGACCCACTACCTCATTCACTCAAAGTTGCATACATGAGGAAGATGTTTCCAAAGCACAGAAAGAACATCATTGCAGATAGTAAAATGAAAACTGCAATCTTTATTGCAGAGGCTGCGTATAAAGAAGGATTTAAGAATCTAATCATGGTCGTTGGTTCTGATAGAGTAAAAGAGTTTTCAGAACTACTCACTCGTTACAATGATGCTCCAGATAAAAAGGGTAATCAATTATTCAAGTTTGATTCTGTTAAGGTCGTATCTGCTGGAGAACGTGATCCTGATTCAGAAGGTGTATCTGGTATGTCTGCATCCAAGATGAGAGCTGCAGCTGCAAAGGGTGACAAAGAATCATTTCTCTCAGGAGTACCTTCTAATTTTAAAGATGGTGAAAAACTGTATCGTGATGTTCGCAAATACATGGGTATTCGTGAAGAGCGTGACATGGGTGATATGTCAGACTTTGAGACTGTTCGTGATATGTACCTTACAGGTAAGATATGGAACGCTGGTGATATCGTAGAAGCAAAGGGTATCACTGGTGAGGTTGTTCGCAAGGGCACAAACTATCTATCATTTGTAGATGAGGATGGTAAAGTACATAAAGCATGGTTGCATGAGATTACACTTGATGAACGTAACTATAAAAAAGAGTATGCAAACTATCAAGGTAAACCAGAACAGATTGAAAGACGTTCTTCAAGAAACAAAGCTCGTAGAGTTATGGGAGACAAGACTCAGGTAGGTATGGATGTTGGACACAAAGACAATAATCCTATGAATAACAATCCAGAAAATTTAAAGAACGAAGACCCATCTAAGAATCGTAGAGAACCAAGACTACGTGAAGACAATCTTGACGAAATGGCTTGGTATGCAAAGTTAAAAGCGAAAATAGATCAGATAACTCATCCTAAAGGGTTTGAGGATATGGTTGATGTTTATCTAGACAAGGCAAAAAGAAAACTTGGAAAACAAGATAAAAATTTTGGTGTTATAACAACAAATAGTGCTAATAAACTTGCATATGATGTTGCAAGAGAGTTTAATCAGTCGCCTAGAGCATTTGTAATGTACATTAATAAATTGGTTAAAAAAGGTAAACTTCCAAAAGAATTGGAAGCAGAGTATTCTCCTGTGAATGAAACCATGTCATTTAAAGACTTTGTAAATCAAATTCAAGAAGTTAAACAAGACAAAGATATTGATGATAAGAAGGGTACACAGCCTGCAAAGTATTATGCTGGAGATATGGCAAAGTCTACAAAAGACAAGAGAGATGCACACTTTAGAAAGAAGAAATCAGGCCCTGCTCCCGGCGATGCTACAGCAAAGACAAAACCATCTGTTCACACCAAGAAGTTTAAACAGATGTTTGGTGAGGTTCTACCAGATAACGCAACACAAAAGGATTACATTGATGACTTTGAAAAGTCTGATGCACCACAGTTTAAGGGCAAATCTAAAGAGAAGCGTAGAGAGATGGCTATTGCTGCATATCTATCAAAGAATGAAGACGGCCCATGTTGGGATACTCACAAACAAGTTGGTATGAAAAAGAAGAGTGGTAGAATGGTTCCTAATTGTGTTCCTAAGAACGAGGAACCTAGAATATCTCGTAAGAAAGGTCAACCAGCAGGAAGTGATAAACACTCTGATTTGTATACGGATGAGAATCCTAAAGGAACTATTCACGGTCTAGGTTTCAAAGATGTAGAGACTGCAAAAGCAAGTGTAAAGAAGATTATCGGTAGTGGTAAGACTCATGCACACAAGATACAGGCTGCAATTGCAATGGAACAACGTGCAAAAGAAATGGGTAAGACTGCTGAAGCAAACGTGTATCGTGTATACATCAATAAAATGAAAAAGAAAACAAAAGAGATGCAAGAACAAGCACCTGATACTTCTGATGCAATGAAAAGGTATAAGTCAGGTAAGGCAGGATTTACCGATATTGCTCATCTCAAGGCAAAAGGTTTAATTAAACGTGCAGACGGAGAAAAGAAAAAGTCTCCAAAGTATGAGGATGCTTGTTGCGAAGAGTGCGAAACAGAGTCACTTATTATTAAAGAAAATATCTATAGAGTTGGTTCTGAAGCATACTTTCAATATTTTGTTGATCTAAGAGATCAGTTTGATACTGGTGATTTGTATTATAAAGGATTTGATAAAAGGTTAATGGAAGGTGATATCGGTAAGTTTGCAATGTATGAGGGAGAACACGTTCCTTTAGAGTGTCCTATGATGGAGTCAGAGTATCAAGGTAAAGACGTTGAATTAAATTCTCCTAAAGCTGGAGGCCCTAAGAAATATTACGTGTATGTAAAAGACCCATCGACAGGAAATGTTAAGAAAGTTTCTTGGGGAGATACAACAGGATTAAAAATAAAGTTAGATGATAAGGCAGCAAGAAAGAGTTTTGCTGCTCGTCACAAGTGTGATCAAAAAACAGATAAGACTAAGCCAGGATATTGGGCTTGTAATATGCCTCGTTATGCAAAACAACTTGGTCTAAGTGGGGGCGGAAACTTCTTTTGGTAAATCCTTATTTAGATAAATATATAGATAACAAACTAGTTAGATATTTTTCTGAGAATGTTGATGACGAAGAACTAATTTGGCACAGAGATAAAAGAACTAGAGATGTAAAAGTGGTATCTGGTGATGGTTGGCAACTACAAATGGACAACAAGTTACCAGAAGAGTTGAGAGAAGGAAAAACATATAGAATACCTAAGATGGAATACCACAG